GGACTTTCTTACAAGATGAGTAGGAAAGTCCTTTTACATGCATGGAATTAATCACATTTTGAAGGTGCTGAAAATGAATATCCGTGATAGGCATATCCGCTATGTTGGATATGTGTTTAAAAGCAATGCGATAAGAATTAACAGCGCTATCAGAAATAGACTGAGAGTGAATAGGCAGCCACTCGTTAAATAGTTGCCTTAATGTAATGGTATTGCGTTGTCTACGTTTTAGCATAACAGCGTAACGGCGCATAATTTCACCTCCGAAAGGATACTACTATGAATCAATACGTATTTATTTTAAATGACAAAGGGGTGCGTATTACATCCCTGTGTGATAACACGTTGAGTCGTGAAGATATTATGGCGCAAGCTGAACACGATTACCCAAATGCACAACATGTGTATTCTGCAGATGGTGACGCAATGCTTGATGAATTTATGAGCGGTAAGGTATATGTAGGCGGAAAATTCGTTGTGCCTGATCCGTATGTTCCTACAAAGGAAGATAAGATTAATGCGATTAAATCTGAATACGAGCCTCGCTTCAAATCTTTAGAAGAAGCACAGCGCCGTTTGTTATTAATGGGCAAACCTACTGCAGCCATTAGTGCACAATATATCAAATTAAATACCGAAATGGTAACTCGTATTAAGGAGGTGCAGTAATATGACTAAATTTATTGGAGAAAGCAAAGTACCTGTTATGGAATTTTGTGAGTATTGTTGGGAAGTGCTTAACGAAGACGGTACTTGCCCAACTGAGGGCTGTGTTCATAACGAATTAATGGACGAGGAGCACAAAGATGAAACTACCGGTTCTACACAACCTTGATGCAATCAAAGGCGAAGTGATTTCTCTAAATATTGGGTATAACAATCTTGTTGAAGAGGCAAATCTCTTTGCTTGTGTTCGTAAGTGTCCATACGACGAAGAATATAAAGTGAAGTTTAGTATCGACGTCTCTACTGATGCTTTGAAAGATGATGAAGTTTGTAAAATCACTCTTTCTTTAGATACAAATACGCTCGAAGCTGGTAAATACCAATGGGATTTATTCTTATGGAACGGCGACCGTCCTATTAAATGCCTTGTTAAGGGTCAAGTTAATGTAATTGAAGGTATCAGTAATAGGGGGAAATGATATGAGCGAAGAAAACGTGTATTTGAAACCTTCTCCTGTTGATAGCATCCGCATCAAAGACAGTGTTGAAAATATTAAAGTCAAAGACAATATGCAGCTCGTTAAATTGCAAGGTCCAAAAGGCGACCCAGGACCGCAGGGTCCCCCTGGCCCTCCAGGACCACAGGGCGAACCTGGTCGAAATGGTAATGACGGCGAACAAGGGTTACAAGGACCTCCTGGTATTCAAGGCCCTCCTGGACCTCCTGGTGTTCCTGGTAGAGATGGGGTTAACGGTCTTAAAGGAGACCCTGGTCCTAAAGGTGAACAAGGCGATATTGGTCCTATAGGTCCTCAAGGGTTACAAGGTATTCGTGGTGAGGCTGGTCCACAAGGTCCACGTGGCATCCAAGGTGAGCGCGGTCCAATTGGTCCAATCGGTCCTACTGGTTTGCAAGGACCAAGGGGCGAAAGAGGGGAACCTTTTAAAATCAGCTCTATCCAGCCATCTGTAGCCGTTATGAATAGTAAAATTGGAACATTTGAACAAAATAGTTTAATTATGGTACGTTCTGATGATGCAGATAATGGCAAAGTATTTGTTAAAACAGGCACATCTTTAGAATACTTAACCACTATGTCCGGGGTTAAAGGTGATAAAGGTGATATTGGTCCACAGGGCCCAATAGGTCCAACAGGACCTCAAGGTCCTAGAGGGGTAGATGGCCCACAGGGTTTACAAGGTAATGTAGGACCACAAGGACCGCAAGGCGTAGCAGGACCTAAAGGAGATACTGGTGAAAGAGGACCACAAGGTTTAACAGGCCCAGCTGGTCCTAAAGGTGATAAAGGCGATAATGGTACGCAACCAGAATTAACGTTTACACTAGCTGAAAATGGTGATTTGTTTGTAGACATTGCTTATTCTAATCTTGCAAGTAATACTCCTGTGGCTAGTGCTGTAAACGTTAATGTAATCAAAACATATGATGTTGTGTGGGGTAATGCACAAGCAGGAGCCCCTGGTGCAGGTAGAGGATACCTTGAATTTAATCCTGCGACAGGGTTTGGTAAATTACACTTAGATATGAAAGTAGTCCCAGCAGGTGGTTCCGGTAATGGTGGTGTATTATGTACATTACCTGCTACTGCTCCTGTACCTAAACGATTGCTAGAAGTATCTATTGATGCCAATAACAATAGCGTTTATGTAGAACCAAATGCACGTAATATTAAAGGTTGGGGTGTCGCTGGTAATAACAAACGTTATATTTTAGATATTGTTGGGTTTTGGGAAGGTGGTCAGTAATGCCAAGAGTTAAACTAGGTAATATAAAAGGTCCTAAAGGCGATAGAGGTGAACGAGGTCCTAAGGGTGATCCATTTACATTTGCAGACTTCACGCAAGACCAACTTAATGCACTTAAAGGGCCAAAAGGAGACAAGGGGGAGTCATTTAAATTTAGTGATTTTACTCAAGAACAACTAGCAGCACTTAAAGGGCCTAAAGGCGACACCGGTCCTCAAGGCCCACAGGGGATACAAGGCCCTCCTGGTCCAGCTGGTAGTGGTGGCTCTGGCGGTAGTGTAGATTTATCAGATTACGCCACTAAAAAAGACTCTGATAATCTTTATTTAAAGAAAGTCGACTTAAGAAACTATTTAACTATGATCGGTGATCCTAAGTATGCACTTAAAACAGAGTTAAATAATTATATGCAGACAACGACGATTAGAGATACTTTTGTATCTAGAGTCTATGCAGATAATACATACGCTAAGAAAACAGATTTAAATAGCTATTTAATGACAGCGAAGGCTAACGACACTTTTTTATCTAGAACCTATGCAGATACTATATATGCTCAAAAGGGCTGGGCGTCTCAAACGTTTGCCTATAAAGGTGATTTAGGTGGTTTTATCAAGAAAACCGAGATTGGTCAATATGCATTAACGCCTGGTGATGCGGCTAGCCGTTATGTTAACAACATTCAAGCACGATCCTTTGCTAAGTATTCCGATTTAAATGGCTATGTAAAGAAATCTGAAATTAGTCAGTATACGCCAAGGGCCACAGCCGACAACGCTCATCAGCTATTGCTAAATGGTAACGTATGGTGCGAGAGTACCAGTATTGATGATGTACTTACTGCTTTAATTGGCAATATGGGTAAACCGTTTCCTCGGACTGAATTTAAGCCGTTGACTATTCCAAGCGTAACCAAGGGGCAACAGGTTGTAGTAGTAACAGGTGAACCGCATTACAGTGTTAAGGTAGTCGGTAACGCTACACCTTTCACGCTCGACAGTACTGGGGCATGCACTATTACAATTCCACCTCTAGGCGAAGATGATATAAAACTCACTTATCACAATTTCACAGGTGCAAAAGTTGCAGAATACAAAATTGCTGGTGTTCAAACTGATGCGGTTGCTGATGAAGAATATACCGAAAATGGCATTGTATACAAACGCTATGGGGATATCTTGAAAATGAATATTTCAAATAACACAGTTAGAGGTAATTTCAAAGATAACCCTAAGAATTGGAATGTTACGAAAAAGGTAATTTATGCCAATAGACCAGCAACGCTTAATTTAGGTGATAATTATAACTCATATGGTCCTTATTTTGTAGAAACTCCTGAAAACGTAACGTTTAAAGGGGATAATAACAATATGCGGCTAACAATAGCTACATCAACACAGGCATCCAAAACGCTGGCCTTTAATTTGAATACCATTGAATGGGGTGCGGCTAACAATAGCTACATCAACACAGGCATCCAAAACGCTGACCATTTATAATTAATCAAACCACAGGGAGAACACATGCAAGAATTAACTGATTTTACGGAAACAGAGTAAGGGGGGTGCATATCTCATCTGGACATGGCAGTTTCAATTAGATGATATTTTAACTACGCTTACGATCGTAGGTGTAGTTGCGGGGGCGGGGTACAGACTACTGATTATCCCGCTACTCGAAAAACTGGACCTTCAAAGAATGCAAGATAATTTGATGTTTCAAGAAAAAATGGGCGTGCTTACCGATACGTTGAAAGATTTAAAAGATGAAATCAAACTTTCACGTGAACAACGCACCAAGGCCTACACAGAACATGTGAAACTAACATCTCGGGTCGATGGTATCGAAGCACGTGTTGATGATATTAAGGAGGAGTTACATGAACATACCGCCAAATCTCATCAATACAATTAAACAATCTTATAAATCTGTGAGGGTGGCTAACATCCACCCTACAGGTATACTCGCTACACGGGCGCTAGTATTTATTATGCTAGTGCCTATTTTATTGGTAATAACTCAGTATGTTATGTCATTTGTTAGCGGGTACGTATCTGACGAGGCGAACAAGCTGATTAATGTGGGTATTAATATCATAGATCATATATTCATCCCTAGCGTATTAATGGCTGTTGTAGGTTTCTTAGGACTTTGGTTAGACAAAAATAATAATGGTATTCCAGATAAATTAGAAGAGGAGGATAAACGATGAAAGTTTTTATTAATCCGGGTCACGATATTAATTTAGATAGCGGCGCAGTTAATCCTGTATACGGTACGCGTGAATGCGACGTCGCTCGTGATGCGGGCAAGATGTTAGCACGCTATTTGGAAACAGCAGGGTGTGAAGTTCGTACTCTACAAGATGACGATTTAGGTCTTGTGTGTTCTGAATCTGATTCTTGGGGCGCTGATATATTCGTGTCACTCCACTGTAATGCGTTTAACACAGAAGCCCGTGGCACTGAAACACTGTATAAGTCTTTTAATGGCCAACGCTTAGCGAACGATATTCAAAGTCAAATCATCCGCAGCATTAATACGGTAGACCGTGGAGTTAAGAAACGTGATGACCTTTGGGTGCTAAATGGTACGAACGCAACTGCTGTATTAGTTGAAATGGCCTTCATCGATAATGAAGAAGACCATACTATGCTGACTAATGATTTAGATACTATTGTTCGTGCCATTGCTAGGGGTATTACTGACTACGCAGGAGGGGTATAATGTATGAAAAAATCAAGTCTACAGTTACTGGCTATCCTAAGCTTTATTATATTATCGGTGCTATTGTGCTCCTCTCCGGCTTTTGCCTCTGGTACATCTTCCATGAACCAACAGGAGGCAACGATAACGATACCCTTAACACAGTGGAACGAATTGAAAAGCAACAACGCGAAAGCCTTGAACTCAATCGAAGCATCCAACGTTCCATTGACCGAAGCGCAGACCTTGGTCGTGAAGCAAAGGGAAGAATTGAACGAAGCACACAATACAATCAACAAATTGGAGAACGAATTGACACAAGCAAAGCTTCAATCAATGAAGCAAGAGATTACCTTAAACGAAATGTCGAACTCTTTGACCGAATTGAAGGGGCAAATAGAGAACGACAAGAAAACAATCAAACGACTACGGATGCAGCGCAACCTATCTCAGATGGTGGGAGCGGGAACAATAATCGGAGTAGTGATTCATCGGTAAAGAGGTGATCCAAATATCTCCTGATCATGAGCAGGTGGACTCATGGATTGATTTCAAAAGATTATCGAAAGAATGACAAAAGATTAAAAGAGCCTACTAACCTAGATTAAATCTACGTTGGTAGGCTCTTTTTTTGTTTGTGAAAATAATAAAAAACTATTGTGAATAACACGGAAACGTGTTATAATGTAGACATAGGGAAGGAGGTGAAGCCGTTGAAAAGGAAGAAAATAAAAAAGTGGCTACCGCTAATAACAGCACTTATCCAACTAGCAATCGCGATAAAACAGTTATTAAATCAGTAACCACAGGGGCTCGAAAGAGCCCCAATCTTCCTAACTATTATACCAATGGCAGGCATATGATTTCAAGATTAACTTTAATAATTAGTATTATTGCTTTTGTATTATCTGTATATAATCTATTAGTAATATTAGGGGTACTGTAATGAAACTAGATGACGTAATGACTACACAAGAGGCCGGTGAAAGATGGAACGTGCCGGCCGATTCAATTAAGCAATGTTGTTTAAAGCGATATGCAAATAAGCAATTCACTGAAGATGAAGCTAGAAAGTCCGGCAAGAATTGGCTTGTAACTCGTCAAGGGATGGAAAGGCTGTATGGTGAAGAAAGGGATCATAACATATAATGTGTATATTATAGATGACATCATTTTGACATCATTTTATATAAAAATATAGTAAAATATACAACTATATATATATTAATAAAGTAGGTAACTACCGCATTTGTTGGTTTTATAAATGTGTTTTAAATGCCACGCCATCTTGAGGGGGTGGTGAGCGTACGCTCGTGAGGGTTCAAGTCCCTCCAACCGCACCAAGCTGATTAAATAAGGGCTTGCAGGTAATTCTGTAAGCCCTTATTTTTGTTTGACATCATAAAATCTTGCGTGGTTTGACATCATTTTGACATCAGAATATTTTAGAAATACGTTCTACGATGTCATCTTCCATTTTAGGTGTCACATGTGAGTAAGTATCCATCGTTTCTTGGAATGAAGCATGCCCTAGACGTTCCTGTATGGCTTTCATATTGGCCCCATTTTCAATGAGAAGAGTGGCGTGGGTATGTCTAGTACCATGCATGGTAAAAGATGGCTTACCGATTAAATTGGCGTATTTCTTACATAACTTGCTGACTTCATCAGGACATCGAGGACCGCCCTTTATTCCAGGAAATACAAGGTTATTATTAATCCAGTTCATTGTTTTAATTCTGCGCTTGTCTATGACTGTTTTATGCTTCATAAGCTCCTGGAGTGTTTCCGTATCAATGGCAATTATCCGTTTTGAAGATGTGGTCTTGGTTGTATTGGATATAACTGCAGTAGATCCGATTTTGAGTGCTGTTTGTGAAATGGATATAGTTGATTTCTTGAAATCGATATCCGACCATCGTAAGCCTAATAATTCAGACCGGCGCATACCAGTTGCAAATGCTAATTTAAATAGCGCATGATGCTCTACGTTAGAGATATTGGATAGGAAATTTTTAACCTCATCTGCAGATAACGTTACCATATGTCGAACTTTAACCTGCTTTGGCCGGTCTATGTTTTTCATGTAGTTTTTAGGGATGATGTCATCTTTTACCGCCTGCTCTAATATGGAGCCTAGAATTGTCATGGTGTAGGATATAGTCCTTGATGATAATCCATCCATTGATTCAAAAACATACCGTAATGTATTAGGTTTAATTTCAGCTAACTTTACGCAGCCGATTTTATCTCTTATGTAACGATTAATAATACCAGTATAACTTTGATAGGTGGCAGGGGTTATGGTCTTTTCTTTTAGTTGTAACCATATATTAATCCAGGTGTTTAATGAAATATTATCATCGAAATTAGCACATGATTGATTAGTATTTATGTATTTTTCCATGGCTTCTATGGCCGCTTTCCTAGTGGTGCCATAAAAGTATTTACGCTTACCGTTTATCGTCTTTGATACCTGGTAGCGTCCATCGGTTCGTTTTTTAGCCATATCTACAATCCTTATAATAAACAAAAAAGATGAGGTCTTGTTTCATAAGAACAAGACCTCATCTTTAGTTGCGGCTAAACCGCTTATAATGATTTTAGTTTGGGGCTAAACCCCTTTGTTCTTACATTATAGAATAGATGTTAAAAAAAATCAACAATTTTTGGACTTTATTACAATTTTACTTTATATTGTATAAGTCTTTCATAACTGCTCGAATTTTATCAGTAGCCTGCCTATCTACCCGCATATTATAAAGCGCATCTTTAGGATATCTGGGGTTTTGTATGCGTATTTTACTTACCGTCCTGATTTGAGAGACGATAGCGACGGTGCCTGCATTTAACCTTGATACTTCTTTCATAATTATATCGTGCTTAGCAATTAGCCCTTTAGCCTCCTTTAGCTGTTTTTCAAAACGTTTAATATCATCATCTGTTATCGTTTTTGGGTCAGTGCTTTCGACTTCCTTTATGAAGTCACTACATTTGTCCAACATCTTTCCGGACTCATTCAGAAGGACTGTAAATAATTCTGTCCCCAAATAAACATCTGATTTATATAAGGTACTAGGGCTCTCTTTATTAGGCTTTAAAGACCTTAGAGGGACGACAGTGACTACGCTACTTTTAGTATTACTCGGTGCCAGTACTATAGCATAATGCAGACCACCAAATTCAGAACCTATGCCAAAGCCGAAGTCAACTTTAACTATGTCGCCAGGTTTAAATTGAGGAAAATATTTCGGATTAAAGGTTTCTTCTTGTTTTATATATCTCAAATAATTGCGTAGCCAATAATAAAGTAGGGCCGCCTTGTGTTGGTCTGAGCCTAGTATGTTTTTTAAAAACGTACTTATGTTATTTGCAAGCTCCGCTATTTTCGATGTTAAAGCACCTTTGTTTTCTGGCTTTTTTAGATCCATTTAGAACCTCCTTAGTTATGCGTTTTATATCCCAAATATCCCTCTAATGATGTTACGGTTACGTTCATGTTTAGCTTTTCGTTCTGCTTCTTTTTGCTGTGCAATTCTAGCTTCCTGTTGCGCCTTTTCTAGCTGTGCTTTTTCTTCAGCTCGTGCTTGCACCTCTGCACCTTGTTGCTTTTTGTAGTCTGCTAATTTAGCATCACGTCCAACTAACCCTTTTACAGAAGCAATGAGTGCTTCATCGCCACTGCCTGGCGCAGCTGTATGATTTTGTCCGTTTAAAGTATCTTGTATGTAAGCTGTATCAGATCCATTCTGATAAATATAGTATCGTCCAACATCCATGGAGTTATCTTCAAAATATATGTCATAAGACATGAGCTCTTGGACGCCAGCTGTTCTAACCCATACAGCCCAGGCTTTGGCAGTGTCTGTCTCAGGATCATAGGACAATGTATTTAAATCGACTTTCCCTGTGTAGTCAGAATTGGAATAGAACCACTGCCAGCGGTCTCCGTTAAACTCTTTTGCGGATGCAACGGAAACACTCATTGTGGTAACTAGTGCTGCTAATACTAACAATTTTTTCATTTTAAAATCTCCCTGTTATATAATCCCTTATAATACTGATACATAATGATGGTAGAAATCTATAGCCTCTAATTCTGCATCATCGATACATGTTCGACGGACCATTTGCTCTACTAGATTAACGTGATGGTCTAAATAGAAGTCGTCATTAATAATATGCATTAATTCGTGCTTAATTTCCTCTCGCATTCGGTCATGCGGGAGGTTTTTATTTATATAGATATTATGAGTATCTATATCTTCACATTCCTCTGATACAGCGTTGGCATGTGGTAAGTCGCAATAAATCAAATTTACAACCAATATAACACTCCCCCTTGTGTATTATTTGTTTTTTAATTTTAAAAGCTCTATATATTCGACTGCTTTTTCTAAATCCTCCTTACTTATATCTTTAGCGGCAGAGAAGAGCATACGAGCCCCTGGACGTGTGCGTAGGTATTCAGCAAATTCGGCTGCTTCACGGTCAGTGTAATAGCCGTCTGTATATTTCTCTACTAGTTCAGATTTAGGAACGCCAAAATAGTTCGCTAATAACTCAATTTTATCGATTCTAGGATATGTATTCCCCTTTACCCAATCGGTAAACGTAGTATACTTTATCCCTAAATCAGCGCATATTTTATTGCGATCAATTCCGCGACTATCCATTAGTCGTTGAATATTCTCAGCCATAATAGCCTTGTTGACTAAATCACTCATAAGAACCCCTCAAAATATGGAATATATTAATTAATACACCTATATATTACGATATTTTCGTAATAAAATCAATATTTTACGGAAATTTTACAATAGTTTAAGTTTGGTTTATGGACATTACGGATAAACCGTAGTAGAATGATGACTGTAAACAAGATGTGAATATCGAGAAAGGAGGTAGCTTATGAAGTATACATTAAAGATGTTAAGGGCTTCAAAAAACTGGTCTCAACTTACGGCATCTAAAGCAATTGGAGTGTCTGTTGATACTTGGGGGAATTGGGAGCGCAAACGCTCTTACCCTGATGTTCCTCACATAAAAAAGATACAAGAAGTATTTGGTGTAACGTATGACGACATTATTTTTTTATAGTTGATTACGGTTAAACCGTTACGGAGGAAAGGTTATGAAAGAATTCGTAATCAGAATGTTCGGCGAATCCATTACGGAACGCATGAACGAGTTAGGCATGACTAAGACGGCGCTGATCAAACAAGCTGAAATCTCGATGGATACATTAAACCGAGCTATCAAAGGTAAGTCAGTGCAAATGTCAACAGTCGTTGGTATCTGCTATGCGTTGTGTGTCGATGATAACGAAAGTCACGACTTTTGGGAAACCGATTACTACAACCCTAAATTAGATAGGAGGTAGCTATGAATAAAAAACAATTATTAGAACTAGCTAGTTGTTGTTTATGGATTTTAGCGCTCGGCTTGTCCGCAGGTATAAGTTTATTCGTAATGTTATCCCTGGTGCTTCTAGCATTCTAGGAGGTGCATATGAATAAGATGTGTATCACAGTAGCGGAAGCTGCAGAACTTGCTAGCGTACCGCAAGCCGTTATCCGAGAATGGGCGCAAGATTTTGACTTTCCGTCCATGAAAATCGGTAAGCGTGGAGGTAAACGCCTTATCCACGTTGATTCGTTTAATGCTTGGCTTGCCAAACGATGCCAGGCACGAATAGGAGAGTAGACATGATGAAAGTAGTTTATGTGCTTCGCATTATTGCAGCCATATTAGTAGTAGGAACTGTCGGTTCTATCGATATAGACCGCATTGATTTGTGGACTGGTATGTGCCAGGGGTTACTAGGTATCACTCTTTGGTTACTCACTGGTTACTGGATTGAGGAGCTAAAAGAGTATGAACGATAAACGATGCTCCTTCTGTAATAAAAGGATTAAAAGTCCTTACACAAATTGGTCGTACCTAACAGGTAAGCCCTTGCTTATATGTGATGACTGCAAAGAAATACATCAGGCCGTAAACAGAGGAAACAGATATGACAGAACAAGAAATTCTGTACAACGCTTATAACGATAGCGGAGTACAAACAAATGAAGAAGTAATGGCATTACTAGGGTGGTCGAATGATAAGGTTCGTAACATCAAAGCAAAATTGAAGATACGCGGATTTATCGATTACACCTTTGGTTCACCAGTTAAAATCCTTAAACCATATAGGGAGGTACTAGATACTTCTGAAACGTTTAAGGCTCAAATATATCGCGAAATGCTTGAGGTCTACATGGAGGACTTTAGAACGCAAGATACGTTCAAGGACAGACTTCTGGTAGGGCAAGAGATTCGCATGATTCTTAAATGCGTATAAGGAGGTGGTTAAATTGCGAGACTGTACAACGTGCCCTAATAGAGATTACTGCATTCCTGATGAGTGCGAGCACCTGGGCGCAAAAAAAGCACCCCAAAGCACGGCAATGCTAAAGGGCGCATAGAAAAATATCCATTTAAAGTATATCACATCATTAAGCCGAAAGGGAATAGAACAATGATCGAGCTAAAAATCACAGTAGATAAAGCAGTTGAATTAGAACAAGAAGTGAAAGACTTATATCAATCCATCGTAGGTGCTCCAGTTAAAGAAGAAACACCGGCTAAGAAGGAAACTCCTAAGAAAGCTGAACCAGTTAAAGAAGAAGCTCCTAAGGAAGAACCTAAATCTGAACCAGTTAAAGAGGAACCAGCAAAAGCTGAAGAACCTAAAGTAGAGGTTCCTAGCCTTGAAGCAACTCGTGAAGCAGTAAAAGACGTAATGGCGAAAGCTACTGATAAAACGAAAGCTAAAGGCGAATTCAAAGCCTTCTTAGATAGCATCGGCGCTGAAAAGGTAACATCTGCCACCGATGAACAACGTATTCAAATTATGGAATGGGTGAATAGCCGTGGCTAAGAAACACGCCTTACTAGGTGCTTCAAGTAGTGCCAGGTGGTTAGTATGTACTCCTTCAGCAAGACTAGAAGCGATGTTCCCTGATGAACAATCGCCATATGCTGCGGAAGGTACTGTAGCACATGACCTGGCAGAAGCAATCCTCCGGCATAAGCTTGAAGGCAAAAAAGCCCCTAAGCTAGACGACTACTCCACTGAAATGATAGAAGCCGTTAACCGGTATGTGGACATCTGCGAAGAGAAGGTGAACGAAGCGCGTGCTCGTTCCTCTGATGCGGAAGCTATGATTGAAGCACGGCTCGACTTCTCTAGATGGGTACCTGAAGGCTTCGGCACCGGAGATATGGTAATCGTAGCCGATGGCATCCTGGAAGTAATCGACCTAAAATATGGCAAGGGCGTTCCTGTTAGCGCCGTTGAAAATACACAAATGAGACTATACGCATTAGGTGCTTACGATGTAAACGAGTTCCTATATGATATTAAAACAGTTCGTATGACGATCGTTCAACCAAGACTTGATAGTGTGTCTACCGACGAAATGGCGCTTGAAGAACTTCTTGATTGGGGTGAAGATATCAAACCGGTCGCACAACGTGCCTGGGAAGGTATTGGTGAATGTATGCCTTGCGATTATTGCAATTTTTGTAAAGCACGGCACACCTGCCGGGCATTAGCCGATACGTGCCTTGATACATTCTATAAGAATGGCGGTAAGCTCAATCAATTACTCACTGACAGTGAAGTATCTGACATCCTAGGGATGAAAGATTTAATCACAAAGTGGATTAAAGGTGTTTACGACTTCGCGTACGAGAAGGCATTATCGGGTGAAAAGCAATGGCCTGGATATAAATTAGTAGAAGGTACATCAAGACGTACAATTACGGATCCGGACGCTGCTGCTAAAACATTACTCGATAATGGCTACAAGGAAGAGGAAATCTTCAAGCCTCGAGAACTCGAAGGTATCACAAACTTACAAAAGGTACTCGGTAAAAAGGGCGTTGCCGAATACTTAGAAGCATATATCGAAAAACCGGAAGGCAAGCCTACGCTTGTACCGGAAAGCGATAAACGCCCAGCAATTAATACAGTTGAAACAATGATGAATGAATTTGAAGATGAGGTATAAGAGATGAACAAAACTTTAACAACAGCATTGGCAATTTCCGCATTAGCAGTAAACGTAGCTGGCGCAACTAGTAATAACACAGTAGGCGGTACGGATAATACTATCTCCGCAACGTCTACAAGCTCCGCAGTATGGGGCTTCCAAAACAACATTGACGCTAATAATGCGTTAGCGTTCGGTACTAACAATACTGTAACTGGTGAAAATGGCTTCGCAGGTGGTAATAACGCTACTGCAGCAGGTCGTAACTCCTTTGCGTTTGGCTCTCATGCCGAAAGTTTGGTGGAGTACACGGTAGCCATCGGCAATCAAGCCCGAGTTTCCAGTTATGACAGCGTAGCTATCGGCAACGGTGCCTTCGTATCCGGTGAATCTAGCGTAGCGCTTGGCCGTACTAATAACGTGACTGGTGAAAACTCCGTAGCAATCGGTGCTAACAATGGCACAGTAGCCGGCGGACAAAGCGCCGTAATTGGATACAACAATAAAATCGGTGCTGACAAAGAGCAATTAGTGTTCGGTTCTAATTCTGAATCTAATGGTCAAGGCGCTCTTACATTTGGTACTCATGCCAAATCCTTAGCCACTGACGCCGTTGCATTCGGTAACAATACGATTGCTGATAAAGCAAATTCTGTGGCAATCGGAACAAACTCCGTTACAGAGAGCGCCGTTGGTGTTGATGGAATTACCATCAACGGAACTCGCCACGTATTCGCAGGCGAGCAACCGGCAAGCGTAGTAAGTTTTGGTTCTAAAGCCCGCGCGGGTGCAGGCGGAGTAACTCAGTACAACCGCCAACTCACGAATATTAGTGCTGGGCAAATCTCCGCTGATTCATTAGACGCTGTGAACGGCTCCCAGTTGTTCGCTGCGATTGATGAAATCGAAACTAACGCTAAACAAATTGCTAAAAACAAACAAAACATTAAAGATGTGGCAATCGGTTTGAACATGCTAGGCGATGTAGTGAATGATCACGAACAAGCTATCGCAGGTAATACTACTGCAATCGCCAACAACACTAACCGCATCAATGGTAATACATCTGCTATCAATTCTCTTGGCCAAAAGGTAACTGCTAATACAGCGGATATTAGAAGCCTTGAACATGTGGCAGACAATCACGAAGGTCGTATCACGACTTTAGAAAATCGTTCTTTAGGCTTAGCTAATGACATTAACAACAAGGTCAACAATCTTGGCCAACGTGTTAATAAGTTAGGTGCAAGCTCCGCAGCACTTGCGGGATTGCATCCATTAGACTTTAACAGAAATGATAAGGTCAGCTATGCTGTAAGTTACGGCCACTACCGTAATAGTAATGCAGTAGCGCTCGGCGTATTCGCTAGACCTAATGAACGTATCATGCTTGGCTTTGGTGCTACGTTAGGCGGTGAGAACCAATACACCGTAAACCTTGCATTTAAGACTGGCAAAGGTTCTGACTACATCGCTGAAGCTAAAGATGCACAAAGCCGTATTTCTAAACTCGAAGCACTCGTAAACAAATTAATGTCTGAAGTAGAAGCTAACAAATAATTCATTTAAAGAAGGAGACCGTAACAATGGCTAAATTAACAACTGGTATCGTAAGACTTTCCTATGCAAACATCGCTCAACCTCGTAAAAACGACGACGGCAAAGCAAAATATAGCTCCCAAATCATTATCGACAAAACAGATAAGAAAACAATCAAAGCATTTGAACGTGCGATTGAAGAACTCAAGGCGGATCCAAAAGCAGTAGCTAAGGTGGAAGGTAAAGCAGCATACCTTAAATTGAACTTACGTGATGGTGATACAGATGAAGCAGTAGCTGACCAACCTGAGACTTACGAAGGTAAGTTCTTCATCAATGCGAATAGCGATAAACAACCTATCGTATTCACTCGTGACAAAATCAAGATGGACCAATTCGACATCGAAGAAGAAATCTACTCCGGTGTGTACGCGCAGGTCGCATTATCCGTATTCGCTTATAATTTCAACGGTAAAAAAGGTGTAGGCTTTGGCCTAAATGGTGTTCGTAAAGTTAAAGATGGTGACCGCCTCGGTGGTGTTCATGTATCTGCTAATGACTTCGGCGACGACGATTTAGGCGACCTAGACGATGACGATTTAATCTAAGGAGGCATATATGGAGCTCAGTATCGATGTGGAAACGTATTCTGACTGCCCTATTAAATATGGGGCCCAGCGATACGTTGATGATACAACATTTGAAATACTGCTCTTTGCCTACAGCTTCGATGACGAACCGGTCGAAGTAATTGATATGACAAAGGATCCACTGCCCGAAAGGGTGGTGGACGCTTTGTATAACAAGGAAATTACAAAGACCGCATTCAACGCAGCATTCGAAATGCTTTGTCTAAAAAAGTACTTCCCTGATGCGGATTACACGAACTGGGAGTGTACTTCTGTACTAGCGTTATACTGCAGTTTACCTGCAAGTCTCGATAATGTGTCTAAAGCTTTACGATTAGGTGAAGCCAAAGACGCAAGGGGTAAACGCTTAATTCAATTCTTCTCTGTACCACGAAAACCAACTAAGACGAATCCTAAGACACGAAATATGCCCGAGGATGCGCCGGAGAAATGGGCGGAATATATTGAATATAACCGCCAAGACGTAGTAGTAGAGAAGGCAATTCGTAAACGCTTACTTTCGCTAAAACCACCTGCTATCGAGCACGAGTACTGGCTACTCGACCAAGATATCAACTGGCGAGGCGTGAAAGTAGATATGGAACTCGTCGATGCAGCGCTTGCTTGCAACGACGAAATTGTGGAAGAAGCTACCGAGTCATCCAAGATATTAACAGGATTAGAAAATCCTAATAGTACCATGCAACTTAAAGAGTGGCTAACTGCAAGGCTAGGGTATGATCTAGAAACAATGCGAAAAGACGATGTATCAAACCTCTTGACGCAGGATATCCCCTCCGATGTTCGCAAGGTACTACAAAATAGACAGGTGCTCGGTAATTCCTCCATCAAAAAATACTTGGCCATGAAAAACGCTGTATGTTCAGATGGTCGTATCCACGGCATGCTTCAGTTCTACGGAGCTATGCGAAGTGGACGATGGGCAGGTCGTGTAGTACAACTGCAGAACCTCCCTCGTAACTACCTAGAAGATTTAGACACCGCTCGGGAAGTCCTTAAAAGTAGAGATGTAGAAATGCTAGACCTACTATATGGAAATCCTGGTGATGTGATTAAGCAACTTATCCGTACTGCTCTAGTGGCAGAAGACGGGCACCGATTTATTGTAGCTGACTTCAGTGCTATTGAAGCCCGTGTTATTGCTTGGCTAGCTCACGAGAAGTGGCGCCAGGATGTATTTGCGCAGGGTGGTGACATCTACTGTGCATCCGCATCTAGTATGTTCCATGTACCGGTCGAGAAGCATGGCGTTAACGGGCATCTTCGCCAAAAAGGTAAGGTAGCAGAACTAGCGCTCGGCTATGGTGGCGGTGTAGGAGCTATGAAAGCGATGGATTCTAAAGGTGAAATTCCTGAGAAGGAGCTACCTGGTATCATCGAAGCTTGGCGACAAGCAAGTCCACGAATTACGAAATTTTGGAAAGATGCAGACAGCGCAGCAAAGCAAGTCGTGAGAACAGGAGAACCCGTACGAATTAGACAAGGCAATATTAAATTCTTTAAATCGAAAGGCTTCCTGTTCATCGAATTACCGTCCGGTCGAAGACTTGCCTATGCAAGACCTAGAATAGGAACTAACCGGTTCGGCAGTGAATCGATTGAGTATGACGGTATGGATCAGGTTAAGAATACATGGGGCAGAGTTGAGACCTATGGCGGAAAGCTCGTCGAAAACATTGTACAGGCAGTGGCAAGAGATTGCCTAGCCGCATCAATGCTACGGCTTTCTAAAGCAGGGTACAAAATTGTAGCCCATATCCACGACGAAGTGGTTATCGAAGCGCCTATAGGCGAAGGCAGTTTAGAAGAAGTTATAGATATTATGTGTGAACCTGAGCCCTGGAATGAGGGCCTCATATTAAACGCAGCAGGGTTTGAGAACCCTTACTACATGAAGGATTAGGAGGACAATTCTTATGAAACTCTCAAAACAACAAATTCAACAACAACGTGAAGCAATCGACGGCTTATATGAACTCGTAAAAGATGCACCAGCTAGCGAACGTAAAGATACAGCTATGGCGTACTGCGAAGGATGTATTGCTGCTTGCGACCTCGCGCTTAAGATATTAAACGGCAAAAAAGCAGAAGCTCCTAATGTGGAAGAACCTGAAACCACTCCTGTGGTAGAAGAGAAACCTGAAGAAAAGCCAAAACGTAAACGTACTACTAAAAAGAAAGTTGAAGACACACCAGTAGTAGAAGCTCCAGTAGTTGAAGAAACTCCTGAAGAAGATGATTTAGACGATTTGTTATAAGAGAAAGGATATCGCCTCATGAAGGTCTTATTCAATCTACAAGTACAAAGGCTGTACGACCTAGTGCGGCGCAATCAAGTATCACCTTTTAACCCTGCAAGTTATTACCATGTACCTTGCGAACACTCCTTCGCTAATCTTTGGCCAATGGAATCTAATGGGTTCGGGATAGTGCCTTGCCGGGAATCAGATGAGTTCTACTGTCCAAAATGTGGTGAGCGGATCAACGCTAAAGGGTTTACTGCAGAAGTTGGGTATAGCGCCACCGTTCCTTTATCCCTAGACCTATCAATTATAGATAGGGGCGATAAACTGGACGTGCAATTTGAGTACGACACGGTATACGCCGACGGAGATAATGGGATGATTTACAAAGGCTATAAATCTCATGTCATCGATGTGGTGCGGTTTGATTTTAAACAAAGAAAAACCTTCACCATACTCAAGAAGCGCTCACGCAGCGATGTCGTCGAAGAATCGACGGTTTCCCCTGCACGTTTAAGCAACAGCCCTTTATCATTAGCTTGGTTTGTAGCCACACCTGACTGCAGACTACATAACTACAGGGATGAGTTGAAATGTTTCGCTAAGGTGTTAAAAGAAGTATTCTTCGCGAAATTATCAAAGGTCGTAGGCTATAAAGTCAAATCTATTCGGCAAGGTGTACAGGTATCTAACAAGTACGGGGCTTTAGATAACTTACTTCATAACTTAGTATGGAAATTGCAAGCTCCGGATGCACCGGCTATCAATGATAGTCTTAAACGAGACTATGACGACTTCTATAATCGGAAATTCCCTAACGAGACACTTGGTATGGGTAACGTATTAGAGTTAACGATAAAAGGTGATTCCTTTGTAAAGGCCTTAATCAAGGCTCACAACTTACCTGATACCCGATGGGTTCGTCGGTTATTACACGATAGGCCGTTCTTCTATGCGAAGATCATCAAAGTTATGTCTACGTTATTTAAGAACAAGGACTATCAAAAAGCTATGGTCGATGTCGTTAAAGATAACGCTGATAATACAACTTACATTCAGTCTTGGCCCTTATGGCGTGATGACCGTGATTTATCCGTTATTCGTAAATTTGTTAACATCCTTAGCCACCAATACGGCGAGCGCCAGGCGTTCTTATTCATTAGAAATGCGCCTTCCTATCACGATATCAGAGATACAGCTAGTATGTATTTTGAGTTATCGAGAAGTCGCCGTAAAGAGGTTTGGAGCAGTCGCATCCAGGTGCGTAACCTACATGACACAATCTCGAGAATGCAAAAGTTTGATAAAGTGGAAGACGAAATCGTACAGCAGCGTAAAGCACATCGTGTGTTAGCTGATATGGTTAACGGGTACCGCTTCATGGCTATCGGTTCTACTCACGGCATCATTGATATGGGTATACAGCTTAATAACTGTGTAAGCTCTTATATCAAAAAGGTGAAAGCCGAAACGTGTGCTATCGTAGGTGTCTATAAATGTAACGAGCCAGTAGCGTGTATCGAAGTTAATCCGAAAAGTGATGCGGACGACTTCGTAGAGATACACCAGGCTAAACTTAAAAACAATCGTGGCGTGTATGAAGACCACGATATCAACGGAGCTGTAACGCAGTGGGTAGCATCTCACGGCTTATGCGTTCCGGCGTATGTACGAGATATCCAGTTTGCGAAGGGAGGAGCGATGTAATATGGATACTACTATCATCATAGCTACGGGCAAAAGTCGCTCCGCCCGTAGCTGGAAGTCTGACAAAATGACTTGGAGTGAATTGGTCAGTAAATTGGCCGAGCCTACTGTAACGAATGAAACGGCTGCTGAATACGCCAAGATGTCTAAAGCTGATCAAGGCCAAAAGAAAGACGTCGGCGGTTTTGTAGGTGGTTATATTCCTGGTAATGGTAGGCGGATTAGAGGGGCTGTCAAAGAGAGATACTTAATCACTCTTGATGCGGATAACCCTGGCGAAGATTTCATCGTAGACCTAGACATGGAGCTAGGCGGTATGGAATATGTACTATACAGTACGCACAGCCACACAGCTGACAATCCTCGCTACCGCGTGATTATCCCAGTCGATAGACCGATGACACCGGATGAGTATCAAGCAGTCTCGAGACGGATTGCAGATAACATCGGTATTGAGTTCTTCGACCCTTCAACGCACCAGGCTGAACGGCTTATGTATTGGCCAAGCCATCCTAAGGATGTGGAGTACGTTTATCAGCATAGCGAAGGTTCACTTGTTTCAGTAGATACTTATTTGAGTACTTACAGAGACTGGCGTGATACGAGCCTTTGGCCAACATCGGAAAAGGAATCACAAATTCGCCTTGATGCGGCTAAGAAGCAAGGTAACCCATTAGAGAAAAAAGGCCTTATCGGTGCTTTTTGCCGGAGCTACAGTATCACGGAAGCTATCCATAAGTTTCTCCCTGAAGTCTATGAACCTACAGCAGTTGAGGACCGATACACATATGTAGCCGGTAGCTCAGTAGGTGGTCTAGTAATTTACGACAACGATACTTTTGCTTACTCCAACCATGCAACTGATCCAATCAGCGGTAAACTTGTTAATGCATTCGACCTGGTTCGCATTCACTTATTCGGAGATAAGGACCCAGCAGATGAGACCAGCGTCACCAAACTTCCAAGCTACAAAGACATGATAGACTTTGTCAACGAAGACGGCGCAGCACCCATTCTGCTCGATAAGGAACGTATGGCGGATATGGAGTTCGAGGATATCACAGACGATGACGAGGACTTTTTATCGAAACTAAAGCGTGATAAAAACGGTACCCCTGAATCTGATGTGTTCAACTGTCTTGTAGTACTTAAACAGGACCCTTCCTTAAAAGGTAAAATTCGTCTTGATGAATTCGCACATCGCTTAGTCGTGATTGACGATTTGCCTTGGCGTGGTAAGGATGAAACCCCTTACTGGACGGATACCGACGATGCATGCCTACGTAACTACTTCGCTACGAAATACCTTATCAAGGGTAAAGGCATCATCGACGATGCGCTCCAGGAAGTCACCCAAGATAATAAATTCCATCCGGTGCGTGAGTATCTAAAGGGGCTAATTTGGGACGGCGAATGTAGACTTGATACTCTTTTCATCGATTATATCGGTGCTGAGGATACGGAATACATTCGAGCTGTTACACGTAAATGGATGTGTGGTGCCGTAGCTCGTGTTATGGATCCAGGCGTTAAATTTGATACGGCGATTGTATTATATGGCTCTCAAGGTCTTGGTAAATCCTTAATCCTAGAGCGCCTAGGCCGTAAATGGTTTAACAATTCTTTAGTTGATATCAAAACCAAAGATGCCCTAGAACAAATTCAAGGGTCTTGGATAGTCGAACTTGCCGAACTTGCCCCTACCTATAAGAATGATAATGAAATCGTTAAAGCTTTTATCAGCCGTACCTCTGACCGGTTCCGTTCTCCGTATGGTAGACGTACCGAAGAGTACCCTCGCCAGTGCGTATTCGCCGGGTCTACTAACAATCTTATGTTCTTAAAAGACCGTACCGGTAACCGCCGATTTTGGCCAATTACTGGCGATAAGGACCGGAAGACTAAGAACTCCTGGGAGCTATCGAAAGATGATATTGACCAAATATGGGCGGAAGCGTTCGTGTATTGGTCTGAAGGTGAACCATTAGTACTCGAAGGAGCACTTGAAGAGGAAGCCCTTAGAATTCAATTATCTCACACTGAAGGCGGTGAACTCGTAGGTCTTATTGAAGAATACCTCGAAATGCTACTTCCTGAAGACTGGGAGACAATGGATATCTACGACAGACGAGATTATGTCGCTAATTATGGCGATGACGATCATTGTGGTTCAGTGCAGCGGGAACGAGTGTGTGCGCTTGAGATATGGTGTGAAGTGCTTGGCGGGGACAGGAAGAACCTGCAGAACGCAAAGGCTAGAGAGATTATTGACATATTACAGTCAACGCCTGGGTGGAACCCATACACAAAAGGGACAGGAAAAGCACGTTTTGGCAGGCTTTACGGCCCACAAAGAGCGTTTATAAAGGAAGGTGCAGACCTCCTATCCATGTATAGACAAAATCAAGGTAAGTAGGTGTGTCCAATTATTTGAGGTGTGTCCAATTATTTAATAGGCACGAATGTTCGTAAAAATAATTATTCAAGTCTATACATCGATGAATTTTGATATAGTGTAATAATTGGACACACTAGACACGTATGGACACACTAATCGGACACGGACAAAAAGCAGATAACTGCTAATCTAAATAATAAAGTGTGTCCAGTGTGTCCAATTATTTATATAAAAATAAAAAAATAAATATATGAATAATTGGGTGTATATATATAAGCGTAAAAAACGCAAATACGCGTATATATATATGTTGGAAAAAAATTGGACACTTCGGACACACCCACCCCATAAATCCAGTATTGGTGCAGGTTAATAGGCGTGTCCGAGGGTGTGTCCAATTATTAAATGAGAACGAGGTGAGAACGTGGAAAAAGACATCGAGCGATGGCTAGGAAATCAACTCAAAAAAATGGGGTGCATATATATGAAATTCGTGTCACCTGGAAATGATGGTGTACCCGATCGGATTATTGTACTTCCAGGAGGAAGGGTTATCTTCGTTGAGTTAAAAGATACGAACGGTAAGCTAATGGCTAACCAACGGGTACAGATTTCACGATTACGAAAGCAAGGCGCTTTGGTGTTCGTCGTAACCGGGATGTCTGACGCCAAGTTATTTGTTGAAGATATGGAAAGGGCGATACATGGACTTTCATCCACACGAGTATCAAAGCATTGCAATACAACGAATCATTGACAATACCCATTACGGATTGTTACTAGATATGGGGTTAGGTAAAACCATATCTACACTTATTGCGATTGACCGGCTGATGTACGATTACTTTGATATTAAAAAAGTATTACTCATTGCACCTAAGAAGGTAGCAGAATCTACATGGGCCCAAGAATCGCAAAAATGGAGTGCTACGAGACGTTTAACGGTGGCTAAGGTGCTAGGCTCCGAGAAAGAACGCATACACGCCTTAGAGAGCGAATCTGATATTTATGTGATAAATCGTGAAAACGTGCAATGGTTATATGAGTACTACCATAAGAAAAAATCGTTCCCTTTCGATATGTTAGTTATCGATGAGAGTTCTTCGTTTAAGAGCCCACAGGCTAAACGGTTTAAGGCAATTCGTAAACTCCGTCCACTGTTTAAGCGTATCGTCATTTTAACAGGTACACCGGCACCGAATACCTTACTTGATATTTGGGCGCAGATGTATCTACTAGATGGCGGAGAACGATTAGGTAAGACGATTACCGAATATCGTACCCGGTATTTTACACCGGACAAAACCAACGGGCACGTCGTGTATAGCTACCGACTACTGCCTGGTGGAGACAAAGCGATATTCAGCAAGATGCAGGATATCTGCATGAGCTTAAAAGCGAAGGACTATCTTACACTACCTGAACGTATCGAGAATGTCATCACAGTAGAGATGAACCCTAAAGAATGGGAACTCTATAAACAGATGGAACGTGAGCACGTGCTTAGTTTAGCCAGTGATGACGACGTGAGCGCACTTAATGCAGCAGCACTCGCCGGTAAGTTGTTACAACTGGCAAATGGATCCATTTATAACGATGATGGGGAAATCGTAGTCGTCCATAATGAGAAGATTGAACGCCTGAAAGAATTGGTAGAAACGAATGAAGGAAAACCGATGTTGGTGTTCTACAACTTCAAGCACGACCTTCAGTCAATCAAAGAAGCGTTCCCTAAAGCCGTTGAGCTAAAGACCGATGATGATGTAGCGGAGTGGAATAAGGGCAAGATTCAAATGTTACTTGCCCATCCCGCATCAGCAGGGTACGGTTTAAACCTTCAAGCCGGAGGCAATATCATCGTGTGGTATGGCTTAACATGGAGCTTAGAGCAGTATCAACAAGCAAATGCACGACTTCATAGGCAAGGGCAAACACAGCCTGTGATTATCCACCACCTAGTCACTAGGGGAACGATGGACGAGCAAGTCATGAAAGCATTAGAACGTAAAGAAGCAGGGCAGGACGCCCTCTTAGAAGCTATTAAATATCGTAAAGAATTGTATAAGGAGTAGAACTATGCAAAAGAAATGTAGAAGATGCGGAGACACATTCACAGTAAGAACACACGAGGATTATTGTCCTGAGTGTGAGAAAGTTATGACACCACCTGGTGCAGGCGTGAGTAAAGAGCTAACGTGTGAAGGATGTGGCACAACCTTCATTCACAAAAAAGAAAAAGCGCAAGGTCGTTGGCCTAAATATTGTCCGGAGTGTCTACCTAAGTATTCGAAAGTACCTAAGAAGAAAGAAATAGCGGTAGAATCGGTAGTCCAAACTATAGAGGAGCAGGAAGTTAAGACCAACGAATTGCCTAAGCAAGAAGATGTTATCAACCATCCTTCACACTATACACGCGGTAAGATTGAGGTTATCGATTTTATCGAAGATCAACAGCTTCCTTATCATTTAGGTAATGTTATCAAGTACATCGCAAGAGCAGGGCACAAAGGCGATAAACTCGAAGACCTAAAAAAAGCGCGGTGGTACTTGGACCGGTACATCAATGGGGTAATGCAGCATGAGTGACTATAAAGAAAAGGCGACTGCGTATCTGCAAGATATAAAGATGATAGCCATACGTATTCAATCGCTACGGCAAGATATTCGCAAACTGCAGTATGATATCATCACCTTATCGGCAATCGATTATTCCAAAGACCGAGTATCGGGGGGCAGTACTCCGGCAGGGCTTGAAGGTGATGTGGCTAGACTTATTGATACAGTCGATACCAAAAAACGGGAGATAGCAAAGCTTATTGCTAAAAGGGAAGAAGCACGGGCTTTGATTGAACAAATAGAATGTATACCAGGGCGTATTATATTATCGCAAGAGTATATTAACGGGGCATTCCCTAAGAAAGTACAAGCGATGATATATTACGAAAAAAGCAGTTACTTCAATTTAAAAAATAAAGCGTTGAACGAATTAGGGGAACTCCTTTCATAGTGGAGTACTTTGGAGTGTTTTGGAGTATTTTGGACTTAAATGAACCGACTTGACATAGTATAATGTAGTTGTGAAAGGTGTCATTAGTCATCTAGCACGAATTCTCTCTTATACACAACTCGGCAAAAAGCACGGTGATGACGACCGTGCTTTTTGTTGTATGTAGCATTGTAAATACAGGGGCCCGTATTTATGGTGTAGGCGATCGCGTAAGCTAAGGAGAGGGAATATGTAAAAATGAAATTTACCGCACAATGAAACCAGGGCGAGCCGAATTTGTCCACAGAATAATACTAAGCTTATACATTATGAGCTTGCCCTGTATCGTTGTACGCTGACATCTGATGACTAGAACTAGTAGTCCTCCAATAACTATATAGCCTAACAACAACCAACTAGTCATCGGATTTGAGCGTACAAACGTATTAAAGGTGAGAAGGTATGGGCACAGACGTCAAATGTATTAAACGTAAATGCCTGAATAATAAGAACGGCGTTTGCACAGCACAACTAATTGAATATGACGGCCTGTGTCAAACGTATATCACACATGACCGCGCACACAAAAGTAATTGTGGATTATGCACTCGTTCGCACGGCCGATTTAAGAGAAACGGCCGTGATGTATTAAGATAACTTTTGGGGCAGTACCCGCGCTAAATAATAAAAAATAAATTTAAAAAAATACACGTTTCGTTGAATTTTTGAGTAATTTTTTTTTGTAGGTTCTTCTAGAG